CCCATATCTGATAAGTCAACATCTAAAAATATTGTTTGGGTACCTAGTGGAACTCCAAATATCATATAATCACCACTATCATTTGTTCTTGTTGTATACTTATAATACTTGTCATAGACTTCAATATATGATTGGTCAAGTAATGTTTCGGCTTTTGTTGGAAATGTTCCGGTTGCAGCGTGCCCTTCGTATGAAGGTTCTTTTGGTAATAAATTATATCTATAACCATCTTCATCAACTTCAGATAAACTGGTATATGGGTATAAATCAGTAATTACCGGATTATTAGAATCTTCATCAGATAACGGTATAAAAACAGAAATTCTCGCATTTGGTAACCCAAAACCACCATTAACAAAAACTCTTCCGACAACAACACCATAGTCAGAACACTGTCTACTATAAACTTCACTTTGTAAAATTTTTAAAGAAAGTATGTTAATTTGGTCAAAGTCTTGGTCCAAGTTAACTTTAAGTGATTTGTCAACCCCAACTTGGGTTCTTATTCTATATGATTTTGGCATTAAATTTATTGTTTTTCATAAATAGTTTATTTCCTATTTTAGAAAAATAATCTTAATTAGAAAAAAGTAAAAGGAACAAAAAACCCACCATATAGGTGGGTTATGTATATTTTATAAATAAACTAAAATTCATCTTCAGATGTTAGTTCTCCTTTAAGTCTTTCAAGATCTTCAATTAATCTGTCTATTGATTCAACATCTTGTCTACATTTGATAGATAAAACATCACCAGCGTTATCATCTTTATCAGTTCCAATGATATAACCAGGTCCACCTCTCATTATTCGATAGTTACTTTTTTTACCACCAAAAAATCCTTCTTCTATTGGTTCTTCATTGTCTTTAACTTTTTCTCTACCAACTTCTGAAGCCAATGTTCCCCAGACAGCACCACCCATACCAGCCATAAGAAGTGCTGCTTGTAATATTTCATCATTAGCCATTGTACCCATCATATACCCAAGAACTCCACTTACAAGTGATGCAATACCATATGTCATTAATTTTCTTTTTAAGAAATGATTTCTTGTTATTTCTTTTTTATTATCACCATAGTCATAATATTTATAACTTTCATTTATGTTCATTTCTAAAGCTCTTTGAATTTCTTCAGCCTTGTCAGGGTTTTCTTTAAAGAATTTAACTAGTCCTTGAAAATCGTCACTTTGTTTTAGTTTTTCCATTTTAGAAAAATCAGAATCCATTTCCATATCTTCAGATTGTGAAATCCACTCTTCTTCATTTTCTTTAACAATTCGTCTAACAATTCTTGTTAAATCAGATTCTGTAAGTCTTATAATCTTTTTCATAATTTTTTAATTATAAATACTTTCTTATTAAGAAAAATTAATTCCTTTAAAATTTAAAACTCTAACATTAATATCTTTATTTGGGAATCTAATTTGATACATTTGTGTTGGTTCAGCAAAAATAGTATCGGCAATTAATTCAATTTGTTTTGTTGTTGGGTCGGAATATCTTTGTGATGTTTGCGATGACGAGTATTGACCACCAACTTTATTAAAAAACTGGATATCTGAAATACTAATAACCCCTTCAATATTTTGAATTCTTTTTCTAATTTCAGAAACATATATGTTATCACCCATTTGTTTATTTGATGGTGAAAAATATTGTGTAATAATATCAATCACTTGTGTTACTATTGAACCTTGATTTTGACTAGCATCTAAAACAACGTCAACATTAGTTGCTAAGTCAATTACATTCGCACTTTCAACTGAAATATAATCATTTATCATTCGGTAGTTTGATAAATAATTTGCAATATTTTGTTTTAGTGTATTTGAAGTGACTTCAGTTAACTTACCGTCACTATCATATGAAAGTAATTTAATCTTAATTTTATTATTTTCTTCTGTTATTGTTACTTTTGCTGGTGCACCAAATTGTGAAGGCATTGTTCTAATTATAGACTCATAATCATTTATTGTTACAGCCCTATTCTGTGCTGAAAAATTAAATGTTACCATTTGTCTTACTTCCTCTGTTGACGGATTGTTCGCACCACCAATTGCAGCTGTTACGTTATTAACATTTAATGAATTAATAACACTTCTATTTGTATTTTCAGATGGTCCGTTAACAGAAAATAAAGCGTTTGAGATTTGGTTAATCACATTAACACCTAAGTTTGATTGTGAACCACCACCAACTCGGTATTGTACAAACATTGTTGAATTTGGTTTTAATGTACTGCCTAATGTTAGTGTATTTGTATATTTATTTAAATCAAATGATAATCCATCTCTAGCAAATTCTCTTAATTGGTCCTCGGCCGATGTATTACCACCACCAAATGTCATTTTAAAGAAACCTTCAGGTGTATATTCTGTAATAAATTTATTGGTTGTTGTCACATATTTACCAACTTTAACACCTGGATTGTCAGATGTTTTTGTTGGGTCTTCAATAAAAACCCTATCTTCCATTAAGGCTTTTACCTCATACCATCTATTATTTTGTGATAAAAATTCTTGTGGTTGTGGTATTGTGACATATTGTGTTCCTTCTTTTATTAAAACACTTGTTACGCCTAAAACATTTTTTTCCGGTAAAAATAATTCAAAAAATGGTCTAACATCATTTGGTGTTATAACTCTTTTAAAAACTTTTGTAATACCATTAACAACAACTTCTCTTTTTGTTATTGTATAATTTAATAGTTTACCGGTTGAGTCAAAGTTAGGGACTTTAAGTCTATTTGGGAATCCTTCGGCATTTACCGCGGAAGAAAAGTCAATATCATATACAGTCTCAAATGGTTGTCCGGCTCCAGCTATTTGGGATCCTCTTCTTAAAATACCGCAATATCTTAAATCTTCTTTATCACCAGAAGCAGGTACTGTGATTGAGAAATCAACTAGTGCAACTGACGGTCTTTGTCCTGGAACTTTTAAACCATATGTTCTTGCAATATTAAATACTGAAGATCTTTGTTGTGCGTATTGTAATACCGTTTCTTGGATGCTCCTATCAATATGAAATTGTAGGTTGTCTGTTACTGCGGCATTTAAATCTAATAATACAGAAAAAATACCAGCGTCATTAAAATTTTGAACTAGTTCTGGGTAATATAACCTTGTAAAGTTGATAAGTTCAGTTCTTATTCCTTGGAAATCCCTAGTTGTGTATGATATTTTTTTATCTGCCATAATTATACGTTTAATATTACAAAATCGCTAGATTCAAAAGCCGACGATGTTATTTTATAGTCAATTTTTATTCTAGCAGTATATTCTTTTTGTGCTAGTCCTGGTACTCTATACTCTCTTTTACCTTCACTATTAACATATGTTGCTCCGGGTTCTTCCAAGTCAGCCGTTGCTTCTTTAATATCAATTTTTGTAATAAGAATACCGGGCATATATTTACTAACACTTTCTTTAATTTCCGATTCAATATCACTAAATGTTGGTCCATCTAATGGTTCAAAAATAAATTCATATAGTCTTGACCCAAAATCAGGTAAAAAATATCTAGTACCTCTTCTTGTTAATAACAAATGAATTAAATTACTACGAATTTCTTCATCGGTAGTTTGTGTTGTACCTAAATATTTTCCTTGAGATGATTGTTCAAATGGAAATGTTATACCGTATGTTGTTCCAAAAGCCATATTGAATAAATATAAGACATACTATTTTTGAATAAACAATTATGTGTTTTTATGTTAGTCTAAATCACTTTCATACTTTTCAAAAAAAGCTTTTGGTATTTCTTTGTGTGGTAATTTTGTTTTTGTTAGTACACCACTTTTTTCCATAGCGGCCAAATTTCTTTGTATTGACGGATAACCACCCCAATTTGAACTATTTGATAAAGAATGTACATTTTTTGGTAGACTATTCACAACTCTTGGGGATGTTGGGTCTATAAGACCAATAAAACTATACTTACTTGGGTTGTTTTCAATTTCTTTCCAAACTAATCTACCGCCAGCAGAAAAACCCATAATTTTAGTAACATTATTATCTTTTTTTAAATTTTCTAATTTTTGAGAATCGTTATAATTAATAAATTCAACATTGTCAGTTGATAATCCAGCTTTTTTCCACTCACCACGCATCCAATCTTTAGTTGCATAACTTATACCCCCAATAACAACAGATAAACCGTCTTTACTTTTTGGGGTATTATCTTTTTTCTCTTCTTTATCTTTTTTCTCTTCTTTATTCTTATCTAATTCTTTTTCAACATCTTTTTTGATTGTTTCAATTTTTTTACTAACCTCACTTTTACTTGGTGGTGTATCAACAGTTTCTTTTTTATCAAAATCAATTCCGGTAACATCTTTAAAAATGTCTTTAACTTTTTGTACTGGCGCTGAATTTTTAATAGTATCAATTACATCATTATACCAAGCTTCTTCAATTGTTTGTGTTTCTATAAGTCTCTTTAATTGACTTTCTGTAATTTTTATTTTCATATATTATATTTTTTATAAAAAATTTTTAAAATAAAAATCCCATTAACTGGGGTTTTTTAGTTATAAAGTTTTATTACTACGTAACATCCTTCTATTAAACCAATATTCTGCTATTGGTTGTACAATATCGTCATTTGTTTCATCGGTTTCTGAATCAATTTTTGCCATAATATCTTCCATTTCTGGTGTTGGTACTTCTGGCATTTCCGGTCCTTCAGGTCCTTCATTTATTACTCTTTTAATAATACGAGATAAATCTTTCTCAGTTAATCTTGACACTCTTTTCATTTTTTTATTTTATATAAAATTTATTTTGGGCATCTCCAGCCACTTTCTTTATAGCCCTTAACATCTTTACCCCAACCACATTTTACGGCGTTGGTTTCTACTTTTGTTGGGACTTTCCAAAATCTAATCTCACTAGGAACATCCCAATGATCACCACCACCACTTTTGGTTCCATCCCAAATATCAGTGTGTCCAGCGGCATCACCCCAAGCGTCGGTTTTAAAAGCATAAACACCTTTTTTATTTTTCATTTCTTCCGGAACACCACCACCAGGATGATTAATTATTGTTGGTTCACCAAAATTTCTTTCTAAAATATTATTAAAAGCTTGTGATGATGGGTTAAAATTTGACCCAGCAGGAACATCTTGACCACCAAAATTTACAGTTTTTTCTGTTGTGTAATTACCACCCGGTTTTAAGCCAGCTCCTAGTAATGCCATTGACATTCTACTAGCACAAGTATTTGCCCAACTAGTAGGTATAACTTTCCTCATTGATACTAATTTTTTTGGTATTATCTTCTCAAAAAAAGGATCAACACCTTCTGGTTGTTTTGGGAATGCGTTCCACATTTTAGTCCAGACACTTTCATCAAGACTTTCATTTATTAATCTTTGATTTCTATCTTCAATTATTATTTTTTTAATAATTCTTGTTAAATCAGATTCTGTTAATCTAACAACTTTTTTCATAACATTTTTTATTATAAATATTACTTAACAAAAAAAATCCCTACTTTCGTAAGGATTCTTTTAAGTTCGTGCTACCCTTTTCATATAAGGGTTCGTATGGACAATGTTTACATTTTGATCCACAACACCTACCCCTCTTTATATGATAGGATTCGGACATTACAATATTTCCAAATTTATCCTTATAAAAATCTGGTTCTGGAGTTTTTTTTGTCGTCTCTTGAACATATAGTTGTTGTATCCAATCTTTTGATGCGTTTACCGTCATTTTAATTTTGTTTTCTTTGGTTATAAAACGCTAACAATACTTGATATGTTAGCGTTATGTCATTACCCCATTGCACTTTCATAATCAGACAATTTCGCATCCCGAAGCCCCACAAGCTATTTCACCACTTAGGTCTGTATTATCTTGTAATTCAATTACTTTAGTTAAGTCAATATTGGTTAATGATCTAACTAATTTTTCATACTCTTCTTTAGAACAATCGGTAAAAGGTGCCTGGGTATAAGTACCTCCGTTGAAGGGTAAAACAGATAAGCCGTTATAGAATTTTCTGTTTTTCCACATCCAATCTCCTACTAAATTCCACTCGTCTTCTTTAATTGAGATTGTCGCTGATACATTGTGTGTGTTTTGTCCTGTT